CGAGTTTTTCCAGCCATAACTTTTTCATAAGGCCGTGTTTCGTCTTTCAAGGTATCTTGCCAAACTACTTCAATTTGTTGACCTCGACGAAGTTTTTCATCTTGTTCTTGTAAATGTACAAGAAATTCAGGAAGAAAATCATAAGACATATCAGCAGTTTGATAAATGTAATTCATTTTACCTTTACCTTTCTTTTCAACATTGTAGGGCCAACCACAAGAAGTACCCGCCATAACCGGAATTAAACCCATAGACAAACAACCTTTAATGGTTTCTTCCCAAGTTAACAATCTACTTGAATCAATTGGAGGATAATGGTACATTAAATAATCCATACAAAGTTTCCTATTAAAAGGAATTTCTGGTGTATATTCCTGATGAAGTTTCTTAACACCAATCAAATATGGATCAATTTTCACACCATCTCTTTCAAATGTTCGCATTTTTGCAGGTATACATTCAGGAATACCATACCAACCATGTAACATAGTTCTTTTAATTCGAGACTTGTTACACATTGGACTAGCCATTGAAGATGACACATAATGGTCAATTTTCAATGGAAATTCATACTCCACAGGACCACTTTCTGTTTCCACATTAGAAATGATTTCAACGTTTGGAAAGGGTGTATTTGGTACGTCAATCTTATCAAATTGTTGTTTGAACTGGTTGACAATATCTTCAACAAAACTTTTTGTTAATGGAGCAGAAAAACCAAAAGATTCTCCACCGAAATTCCGTGCACCACTGTGCATACCAATCACAATGCATTCTCCTTGAGATCCACGAATTGCAAGCAATCCACCTGAATCACCATGAACAGTGCCATGATTATAAGTAATAGGAGAAACTAAAATTACTGGTAATTTATTTCCACCATCATCAACAGTATAAGCCAAGTTATTATGAATATCATATTTCATAACTGTTTTCATAAATGATTGACCTAAATCATTATGAGTCAAAATATTCAATTCAGAACCTGCTTTTACATCTTCTAATTCAAACGAATCAGTCATGTAATTAATTAAAGCAGGCATCATAGGAATTTGTCGTGGTAACTTGAAGAAAACGATATCAGAACAAGGATAATGCACATAATGTGGCATTTCAATTTCATAAACTTTGTCCATAACTTTAACACGCCAAACTGCTTCAGGTATTGATCTAAAAGGAATAAACAAATGTGCTACTGTGATACAATAACCATCACGCAAGTGAAACGCATTTGCTTGATCCTTATAAGGTTTTCCAGTATTTGGATTAAACTTAGATACGCCTCCAATAATGAAAGATCCTTTA